CCGCACGGTTGTTCATCGCACCCAAACCGGATGCACCCTCACTCCTAAACAGGTTGAGGTATTCGTCTGAGCCTTTCATCTCCTTCACAGCATCACTGATCGTGAGAGTGAGTTCGACCGGCTCCCCCTTCTTGTTACGAGTAGTGAAGTTGACCTTAGGAATCAGCTCGCCTGTGGGCTGTCCTTCGGCATCGACATTCTCGACAAGCTTGGTATTTGGTCCAAGAATTGCTACAAGCTGCTGCGGATGGAAGGCCTTATGATGGGCCGCCGCATCCGTGATAGCGCGCTTGATGGTAGAATCAGTATAACGAGCCTGCCACGTGTCGCGTTCAGCTTCAAGCTCCTGCATACGTGACTGGGCTTCTTTCTCGAGCTTTGCGCGCTCTTTGGCGGCAAGCTCTTCCTTGGTCAGCATCTCTGATTCAAGTGTCTTGATACGGCCACTAAGCTGTTCGCGCTCTTCTGACGAAATGTTCTCGCCCTTCTTCACGCGTTCAAGTTCCTTGATCAGTTGCTCGTTCTTTTCGCGGAGAGCACGCTTGTTATCGGCCATCATTGCGTTGACCTGTTCCTGCGTGAACCGCTTGTCCTCAGGCGACGGGTCATCGGAGGGAGTGGGATCACCTTCCCCTTCGCCATCACCCTCGCCCTCAAATACACTCAACCAAGGCTTACAATACAGTTCCCATTTCATAACTTTCTCCTAGTTTACCCTACAGAGATTAACAGACCGATTATCCCGCAGATACGGAAGCAGCAAGCGCCAAGCAGTGACACTTACGATTCCTGCAAGGATATGTACCGGCTTGTCAGTTCGGTCGTAGGTTGTCCGAACATTTCCAAAGCCCTGAGCAGTCATACTCAGGTTTTCAATTTCCAGTTCCGGGTCGATTCCGTCAAGGAGAGCGTACGCCAGCTCACAGCAAGCTTCCTTAACATCATCAGGGATAGTTGTATCATCCCCACGGGGAAATTGATGTTCCTGACCCGTAGCAGCAACATCTCCCGCAAAATTCAACCGATCAATATATTTCCCAGCAGTGATTATAGCTCGTTCTTTTTGATTATCATCTGCGTCGAGCCAAACATCGTTCTCGAGGCGGGAATCGAAATAATCGTCGGCATCGGGTACTGTTAGATACATTTTTATTACTCCTTGTTGGCCCTCCCTTTTCCTCGGGTCTTATCTCGTGCAACATCTTCTTGATCAGTCTCTCTCGATCTACTTTTCTCTTCAATCGCTTCCTTGGGGTCACCTGCATCTTTGATTCCTCTCGCAGCAGCGGCCCCCTCTGACTGACTAATGGCAATACGCGCAAGCCTTTCAGCGTGTGCCTTGCTAGCCTTCGGATACTCGTCTGACCCATAGCCACGCGCAAGGCTGGCAGTCTCAGGGCTGAGTATTCCATCTTCGAGATCCTGGTGAATAACCTCAGGGTCGATTACAACGACCTCTGCCGCGTCGATCTGGTCCTTGATCTTCTCAAGCAGGTCGGCCGGAATATATGTACCAACCCGGATCTCTGCGCTCCGTTTAAGAATCTCTCTGCGGTATAGGTCTGACGGGATACGCTCAGCGGATTTCTCCAGCTTGTCCGCTTCACTGTAGCGCTCGTCGTCGCTCTTGAGCGTGTACTTAGCGGGGTAATTGATTATTGTCGCTTCTTGTGCTTCATACTCCGCCCAGATCTCTGCGATAAGGCGCTCGCCATACTCAAGTTCCAGTCCAATATAACTAAGCCCAGCCTCAAGGCCGCGCTCGTCATAGGACTTACTTTCAGCACTTGCGTTACGTGGCGCTTGGTTGGTGACTGCCAGATTGACAAGCTGCCTGATCTCTTGCTGGATCGAGAACTGCTTCTCCATGCTGACTTTAAGCGGCTCGCTGCTCGGGTTGATGTACTGCGGACGATCCATACCCTTGGGGTAGCGCCGTCCCTGTGTTGTCCCAACCTCTTGCGAATTGCTTCTTGCCGTGCTGGCTGACAATGCTGTACCCGGTGCAGTCTCTGTTGGCTGCTGGCCTGTTCCCCGAATGAACTCCCCGATATCATTAGGATCGTACTGCTCTGTATAGAAGGGGAAGTTACTCTGCAAGCTGTACATCAAGTCGCTGCTTGCGAGGTTCAGCAGGGCGATCTGATGGTCAGCTACGTCGGCCATCAGTGATCCTTGGATTTCGAAAATCACAAATGGGATCTGCTTCAGTGCTAGCAACTTCTTGTCTGTTTCGTTGCCCTCATGGTCGTACATCGTAACCTCGACCCCAGCGTCAGTGCGCTGGAGTAGGCGATAACTCTCTTGTGACCCTGTCGGCAGTCCAGTATCAGCGTCAGTGCTGTAGTTGCGGTCCTTCAGCAGCAGCGCAACAAGCTGAGCGTTGTCATATCGCCAGTTGAGGATTGATTCCGTTTCATACAAGTAGACGTACGGTCGCACATGTGTCTGGTCGGCCAACGTGTTAAGCTCGATGTCTGCCTTATCAATGTAGACACCAACCTTACCCATCGACAAAAGTTCAGGAAGAATCATTCTGCCGATGAAGCTATTCATCGTGTTGCCAAGCAGGTCTACGCCCCGCACATCTGCGCCCGTTGCGGCTTTAAGATATGTAACAGGCCCGCCCGTGCGTGTGATGTCTGTCGTGCGCTGGAAGATGGCGTTCTTAATATCGTTAATCGCCGCCTTCGAGTGGCTGGGGCAGTACGTAATATCTTTACGCCGCCGGAACTCTGTATCTGATTCCCGCGACGTATACTTGATTAGGTACTCTTCGATGAACTCGCGTCCGCCACGATAGGCCAGCCGCCACTTCTCCCAGTCAATATAGTAACCATCATATTCAGGGTGTCTCGTTCCCACAATTGACATTTTTGTATTCCTCGGGGCTAATGATTACACCGTCATATTCGTGAAGATCTTCCAGATACGATTCGTCATGCAGGCTATCGCCCGGCTTAAGCTCCAAGCGTTGAGCCAACTTATCTAGTAGATCCTTATCCAGTACAAGGAGCTTCATTAAAATACTCCTGTCACATTTTGTGAGCTACCACCGCCAGCGGCAAGCCCCAGGGCAATTTCATTATAACACCGCGCATGGGCATAGTGGTCGTCGTCATTACCTTTGACGTATTTGCCCACTGGGTTGCCCAGCTTATCTTTCTCGTATATCCGAACCAGAGCTTTAAGATGCTCTTTGTACTCATGTGGGGTATCAATAGGCAAGTTAATTGATACTCGTCGCAAGCGTGTTAGTGCCGCGTCCAGCCAGCTCGTGCGGTCCACGGTCACCATGTGTTCTTCTTCAGCGTGAGTATGCAGGTTCTTGCCTGTTACACCCTTGCCGTAGATACACATTTTAACAAGTCCGTAGAATCTATTGGCAAGCTCGAAAGCCTTACGCCGCTCGGGGTTAGCATCAATCACCAAGCTTCTAACTGAATACTGCCTGATTAAAGAATCAATTTCTTCGAACTCTTTAACCTTACCGATTCTTAGCACCTGGGCTTCTGTGGCGATATTGATATCGTTATCGCCACCAACGAACTTATACATGGTTATCTCGTAATGCAGCCACGTACCAACGTCTATGCCCATTGTGATTAGTTGCCCACGCGCCTGTAGGCCGTTCTTGTGCTGCCCGGTGCAAGCTTCTATGTCCTCGTCACTAATTGCTGCACCGTCTACAGTATGAGTCTCGCCCATCTTACTGTTGTAAAATTCCTGTTCATCTGCTGGATTAGTCTGCGCCCTGATCCAGGATACTGCGATCTCCCACGGCCTAATTGTGGCCGAGTAGAGTTGATTAACTTGGAATCCCCTAGCAATACGGTCAGTATAGCTAGGGACCCATCGGCCTTTGGCCAAGTATTCGGTTTTACGCTCATGCTCAAGGATATTCTTACACTCTTTACAGATAATGTATGAGTCCTTGAGCTTGGGGTCATTGATATCTTCCGCAGTAATCACCATGCAGTCTGGGAAGATCAACTCTGTCAGCTTATTGCACTTAGGACACGGAAAGAAGAAGTGGTCCTGTGTACTATTACGGAAGTAAGCATTGATTCCGTAGTTATTAAGTGTAGGCGTCGAGAGCAAAAATTCTTGTTTATGTGGCTGGCCGCTTAGTCGCTCGTGTGCTAGGACAATGTTGTCCTGATCCATAACGTCAACCTCATCATAAATGAGGAATGACGCAGGAATCGATCTAAGCTGGCTCTTACTTCTTGAGCCACGGATGAACAGGTTCGCGCTACCTGCTCGTTTGTGGCCCACGTTTTTTACATTTGAAAAGAGTTTAGCCAAGTGTGGACTAAGCTCTAGCGCCGGATCGAATCGACTTGCAGAGAAGTCACTGGCGTCCGGGTTACTCGCGGGGAGAATGTAGAGAACATTCTCCCCACGCACGTCTATATGATAAAACGTTTTATTTAATGCACACTCGGTAAAACCGAGCTGCGCCGCCTTCTGTCCTACGATCATTTCGTCTTGCGAGTCGTGCATCTCGCGGGTCCAAGGGTGCCACTTAAAGCTCCAAGGCCCCGGGAACGGGCTGCCCATTACCCGGCAGCTCTCGGCCCATCTACTGCAACTCGTGATAGACTTACGCTTTAGGCCGCTGGATATACGGTCAGCTAGAAGGTCAAGTAATTTCTGACTCATCGTTAAAGGTTCCCATAATCAAATTTGTCACCTTGTCCGAAAGTCGGCTCAAGGCCTCCTCGTCCGAGATCTCTTCGCTGATTATCGTAATCAACTGTGTCGCGAACTGGAGAATAGCTTGCTTGTCGAGGAGCTGCCCGGTCGCTGCTTCGAGCTTGTGGCAGCTTGATACCACGCGCTCGATCTTATCGACCATCATGGCGATAGGACCAGCGTTAAAGATAAGGTCTTGTGCGTCCTGCATCTGGTTAAGACGTTCTTCCAGAACCATACGCAGGATACCAATTTCATCGCGCAGGCTTTTAATGTTCGGGGAGCCCGCGTGCCGGTCTAATTCGGCCTTGAACTTGGTGAGGCGATAATTCCGCAGGTCGGCTTCGTCCTTTTTATGATTACCGTTGCAGTGGTGGTACTGGCAGAACTGCCGACCCTCAACGGCTTTTTGATTACACTGACCGGAATTGGTTACCGCTTGACAGCGACGGGGATCATCCGGTTCGACCAACTCTCTTTTCGCCATTATATCATTTCCTTACAAGAAGTAAAATACTTTTACGTCCCTCTCTACCTTATATTAACGCAAAAATTCAAAATTTTCAAGTAGAAAATTATATTTTTAAGTGCAAGGATTCGATATACCAGTAGACCTTTAACCCTCCCACCCTATACAGATGTTTAAATCAATAGCTTCTAGGCTACTGTGGCTAGTGGCTGGCTTCTAGTGGCTGGCTTCTAGTGGCTGGCTTCTAGTGGCTGGCTTCAAATCCAACTGTGTCACAGTCGATAGGGGGGGGGTGTTACATTTCATTACACGTTACTATTGTGTAACATTTTGACCCTCCCTGTATATTATTTATACCCTACTACCTGGGTAGTAGTTGGTCCGAGTTCGGGAAGCCAGACGCCACCTCCGCACTTCCCCGATACAGTGTAACATATTGATTTGACTATCGGCCATTCAAACAGTGTGCCAACAAACAGTGTGCCAGCCACGAGATTCCTGTAACTCGTGTATTTACGTTAAACCTACCGATACGTGGGTAAACCTGTAACCTGTTATATATCAACAGGTTATATGATTACGAATCAATGCAAGTCCTTATATCTCGTCGGGATTCAAACATCAAAAACTTTTTCCCTTCCATCCTGTGGGAAGTAGGTTAACCTGTTGATATACAACAAGTTACAAGATATATTTTCTGTTTTCGTGTCCCACTTGTCTCGTTAATTTATTTTTTCCTACGAGTTGGTAGGTTCTCTTGTAACCTGTTGATACAGAAGAGTTTGCCAAAATTTGTCACTTCACTGACATTCTTTGTCACTCGTAACCTGCTGGTATATAACGAGTTACAGGATGTGATAGTGTATGAGTGACGCTGATTGTCACCTCTCCTCATTTTGTCATTATGACATGATCTTGTAACTTGTTATATATCAACGAGTTACAAGATATATTTTTATTTTCGGCCCTGGCACAGCATATGCTATATATAGAGCGTACCGAAGAGAGCTACTTCAGGAAAAGAAAAAAGAAAAAATAAAAAACTACTTGACAAAAGAAAAAAAGACGATATACTATATAGGACACGAG